TAATATTTTTGGATTTACACCAAATCCTCTTAATATACCATTTACTATTTCAAGTACTAATACATTTACTATGGTACAAGGTTTAACAATATCACTTCAACAAAGAGATGGTTTTTGGGCTGGAACACCTTGGACAACTGTATCTACTGGTGTTTATACAGCAGATACTAATGCTGTTACAAATACATTTAGAGTTGGTGATAATATGCCTAAAATGAAAGTTTTTGACTTTTTAATAAACTTGTTTAAGATGTTTAACTTAACAGTATATAAAGATAATGGAGTTTTACAAGTAGAAACACTAAATGATTTTTATAATGCTGGTAAAAGATATGACATAACTAAATATGTAGATATGTCAAGCAGTGATGTAAGTAAATTGCTTCAATATAAAAATATGTCTTTTAATTTTAAAAGCAAAGAAACACAATTAATACAATTTTCAGAAGAATTACAGGGTTATCCTTTTTCAGAAGAAAGCTATGGCAATGATCAATGGGATGGTGGCGATTATAAACTAGAAGTTGATTTTGAGAAAATGATGTATGAAAGGTTATATTTAAATCCACCAAACGGAACAACTTTAACTAATGTTTGTCAAGGCTCAATGCTTGATAAAGATAATAATGCTACAATAGGTAAGCCTTTATTATTATACATTAAAAATACAGATCCAGATGGTAAGATTATTTGGCACAATTTACCTAGTGGAGGTAATACAACTTTAACTAATTATAAAAGACCATCACAAATATTTAACAATACTTCTGGAGATACCTCATTAAACTTTGGAGAAGAACAAGATGAATTTTTTCACGAAATAGTAGGACAGAATTTATTTAGTAAATATTATCTAGATTATATACAAAGCATCTTTGATGTTAAAGGAAGAAAGTTAAAAGTAAGTGCTTATCTACCTTTACACATATTACTAAAGTACAAGTTAAACGATAGGTTTATAATATCTGGCAGAAGCTATAGAATCAATAGTATAAAAACAAACCTATTAACAAATAAAAGTGATTTAGAATTAATTAATGATTTATTTAGTGTAAGTCAATTAGAGAGTGGTACAAATCCTAATGCACCAAGATTATCAGCACCAACAGTAGATGCTGTAAGCACTACATTTATTACACTAAGTTGGACTGCAATAAGTGGAGTTGTAGGATATAAATTGTATTTGGATGATGTTTATATTTCAACAATAACAGGCACAACTCATAAGTTTACACCATTAACAAGTGGTATAACTTATAAACTTGGAGTACAAGCATCCTATACTAATTTTGATGCAGAAATAACTAATACATTTGAAACAACATTATGATAAAATTAATTTTAGATAGCTTAAAATACGCAAACGGAGAAACAGAAAACATCCGTATAGCACAAGGTAAACACAAACTACCTACAACATTAAAAGATGGTTACAAAGCACTTAAACAAGAGATACAATGGCAGATATAATTAAAACAGTAGAAATTGAAACTAATACAGCTGCTTCTTCTAAAGCCTTAGATTTACTTACTAAATCAATAGAAAAGTTAGATGAAGCTTCTGATAATTTAAACAAAACAACAAAAGAAGGTAATGAGGATCTTGCTAAATCCTCTAAAGAAGCTGATAAAGGAGTAAAAGCATCCACTAAAGGTTTTAAAGGTTTAGGTATCGCAATTGCAGCTACAGGTATTGGTTTATTTGTGGCAGCAGCTAAAAAACTCGGAGAAGTTTTTATGAAAAACCAAAAAGTTGTAGATGTTGTTAATACAGCATTTGAGGCTCTTAGTATTGCAATGAATGACTTTGTTAATTTTGTAGTGGATAATGCTGGTGGTATTGTAGATTTCTTTAAAGCTATATTTGAAAACCCTGTTGAAAGTATAAAAGAATTTGGTAAAGCTGTCAAAGCTAATATTACAGAAAGATTTGAGAGTATGCTTGATACTCTTGGTTTTTTAGCAAGTGCAGTAAAAAAAGTATTTAGTGGAGATTTTAAAGGTGCATTAGAAGATGTTAAAAAAGCTGGTAAAGAAAGTGTTGATGTTCTAACAGGTGTAAATAACACAGTAGATAAAGCTAAAGACGTTATAGACAAAGCAACAAGTGCTATTGTAGATTATACAAAGAAAACTATAAAAGGAGCAAAAGAAAATGTAGAACTTGCAAAATCAGCAGAATTAGCAGCAGTTATAAATCAAGGTCTTATTGAAAAATATGACATACAAGCAGAGCAACTAAGACAGATAAGAGATGAGGAACGTAATAGTATAGAAGATAGAATTAAAGCAAATAATGATTTAGCTAAAGTTTTAGATGATCAAGAAAAAGCTATGAAAGCAAATGCTGCTATTATGGTAGCTTCTGCTGCTGCTGAGTTATCTAAAAATAAAGAAAGCATTGAACTTCAAAAAGCATATCAAGAAGCATTAAATGAACAAGTAGCTATAGAAGCTCAAATTACAGGGTTTAGGTCAGAACAAAAAGCAAATGAATTAGCTTTAGATAAAGAAAGATTAGAACTAATTAATAGTAGATTAGAAAGTGAAAGCCAACTCGCAATAGAAAGACAAAGATTTAATGCAGAAGAAATTACAAACGAATTAGCAAGGTTACAAAAGCTAAAAGAAATTAATGATTTAGAACAACAGCAAGAACAAGCAAGATTACAAGCTATTGTAGATAATGCTAATGCTGGAACACAAGCTAAGATAGATGCACAAATAGCTCTTGATGAATTTATGGAACAATCAAGACAAACAGATGCTCAATTAGATAGACAAGTAAAAGATGCTAAAATAAAAAATGCAGAGCAAGTAAGTGGCGCTATTGGTCAATTAGCATCTGTAGCTGGAGAGGGTACTGTTGCTGGTAAAGCCTTAGGTGTTGCTTCTGCTACAATAGATACTTATGTAGGTGCAAATAAAGCATTAGCTCAAGGTGGATTTGCTGGTATTGCTCAAGCTATAGCTATTATTGCAACAGGTTTAGTTAACGTTAAAACTATTTTAAGTACAAAAGTACCAAAGCCAACTGTAGGTGGTGTATCTACTGGTGGTGGTGGGGAAGCTACTCCAGCCTTACCAGCACCTCCATCATTTAATATTGTAGGTGCGACTGAAACAAGTCAATTAGCAGATGCTATAGGTGGTCAAACACAACAACCAGTACAAGCTTATGTAGTAGCTAATGATGTAACTACAGCACAAAGTTTAGAGAATAATATTGTTGAGGGTGCAACATTAGGATAAATACAAAATAAATTAAAAACTATTATATATTAATATGCGAATAGTAGAACTAATATTAGACGAAGAACAAGAGATAGGGATAGAAGCTATATCAGTAGTAGAAAACCCAGCAATAGAAGAAGATTTTATTGCACTTAAATCACAAGAGTTTAAACTTGCTGAGGTAGACAAAGAGAAGCGTATATTAATGGGTGCTTTACTAATTCCAAATAAGCCTATATACAGACGAAACGGAGAAGATGAGTATTATATATATTTCTCAAAAGATACTGTCTTAAAAGCCTCACAAATGTACTTAATGCAAGGCAAACAAAACAACTCAACCTTAGAACACCAATATCAAATAAACGGACTTAGTTTAGTAGAAAGTTGGATAGTAGAAGATAAGGTACACGACAAGTCTGTAAAGTATGGTATGGATTTACCATTAGGTACTTGGGTAGGTGCTGTAAAAGTAAACAACGATAAGATTTGGAGTGAGTTTGTTAAGACAGGTAAAGTAAAAGGTTTTTCTATAGAGGGTTACTTCGCTGATAAGATGGAACGACCTAAAGAGGCTATCAAAGATTTTAGTAGTGATAAAGTTCTACAAGAGATAGACCAAGAAGAAGCAGAATACTTATTAGGTCAAGTTAAGGCTATTATAAAAAATGACAAAAGATATAAGACTGGTAAAAAGACAACTTTAGAAAGTTACTCTGATTACCCAAGTGGTGTTAAAAATAATGCAAAGAGAGGCTTAGAGTTAAACGAGAAAGTTAATAACAAGTGTGCGACACAAGTAGGAAAAGTAAGAGCACAACAATTAGCACAAGGTAAAGCTATAAGCGAAGAAACTATAAAACGTATGTATTCTTATTTGTCAAGAGCAGAAGAATACTACGATGAGGGAGATACTAAGGCTTGTGGTACTATTTCATATTTACTATGGGGTGGTAAAGCTGGTAAAAGATGGGCAGAGAGCAAACTAAAAGAGTTAGGTGTATTAGAATTAGCAAGTGAAATTGTTAGTGATACTATGGCTATTATTGATGATAGATTAGCTTATGCAACTAAAGAACTTGCTATAAAAGCTGCACAAGATATTGGATGTGATAAATACCACGAACACGAGTTTGAGGGTAAGACTTGGTATATGCCTTGTGAACAACACAACCTTAAAGCACCTTGTACTGCTGGATATGAGCAATACGGAATGAAAATGAAAAATGGTAAATTAGTACCTAATTGTATACCTATAAAATAAAATAAAATGACAAATAGAGAAAAAGCATTAGAAAGAATTAACGAGTATTTAGCAAAGCAAGAGCCACAGAAAGTAGAGTTGGCTTTAGTAGATGATTTTGAAAAATTGTTTAAAAAGGCAACTAAAGATTTAATGAAAACCGAGCCAGAATATGGTGATATATTAAATAAGTCCAGAAGATTATATAAAGAAATTCAAAAAGTTGATGATGATATAAATTTAGCAATAGCAAGTTTTAATATTTTGGAAAGGAAAGCTAAAGAGATAGGAATAGATTTAGATAGTAGATTAAAAGGAAATAGAGGTAAATTAAATAATTATAAAAAAACCACTTCTCAAATTATATCTGAATTAAAGGGCATTATATAAATACGTAAGGCAACAATGAGAAAGCTAATTAAGAAATTTATAACACCAAGTAAAACAAGTCCTAAAGGTGGTCGTAGAGGGTGTTTATGTAAAGACAACAAATACTCTATAAAGTGCTGTGATGGTAGTTTACAGGCTCAAGGTATAGGAAAAGTATAAATGAAAATGCAAAATTAATTTTTAACACTTATATATTAATATGAACACGAATGATATGATTAGTAAAATCAAAGACGTTCTAAACTTATCCGAAGAAGTTAAGTTAGAACAACAAACGTTAGAAAACGGAACTGTCCTTGAGGCAGAAGCGTTTGAAGCTGGTAATGAAATCTTTATCGTTACAGAAGATGAGAAAGTAGCTGTACCAGTAGGAGAATACGAAATGGAAGATGGTCGTATTTTAGTAGTAGCAGAAGAGGGTCTTATTGCTGAAATCAAAACTGGAGAAGAAGAAGAAGTTGAGGAAGTAGAAGCAGAAGAAGAAGAAAAAGAAGAAATGGGATATGCTACTAAAGAAGAATTAGCTGAGGTTAAAGAAATGATTGAAGAAATCAAAGCTATGTTAGAGCCTAAGGAAGAAATGAACGCTGACGAGTTAGGTAACCTTATGACTGAGGAACTATGCAAACACGACAAAGTCGAGTTAAGCGAAGTACCAGAAGAAGTTAAAGAGGAACTAAGCGAACCAGCAGCAGAGCCTATTCAAGCTAACCCAGAGGCACAAACTGTAAAAAATAATTTCAAGTTTGCTACAAAAAGAAAACTAAGCACACTTGATAAAGTAATGAATAAAATAATTAACAACTAAAAATTAAATAAAATGCCAAATCCAACAATTACTGGTTCTTCATATGCTGGAGAATTTGCTGGGAAGTACTTAGGTGCTGCTCTTTTATCTGCTTCAACATTAGATGCTGGAGCTGTAACAATCTTGCCAAACATCAAGTATAAAGCTGCTATGAAAGTAGGTGCTTTTTCTAACTTGGTTCGTTCTGCTGATTGTGATTTTGATTCAACTACTTCTGGTCTTACATTGACTGAGAAAGTATTAACTCCAACTGAGTTACAAGTAAACTTACAAATCTGTAAAAAAGAATTACACTCTGACTGGGAAGCTGCTCAAATGGGATTCTCTGCTTTCGATAGCCTACCTCCACTATTCTCTGATTACGTTATTTCAAGAGTAGCTGCTGAGGTTGCTAACGCTACAGAAACTTCTATTTGGCAAGGTGCTGCTGGAGAAGGAAACTTTGACGGCTTTGATGCTTTATTAACTGCTGATGGTGGTGCTGATGTAACTGCTACAACTGTTGATAGCGCAAACGTAATTGATCAATTAGGTGCTATTGTAGATGCTGCTAACGCTGCT